ATTTCAATTTAACTCATAAAAATATACCTATATTTGAAAGAGCTTTTAATGGTAGTAGTTCATCAATTGTCAATTTGAGTGAAAATTCAATTTATATTCCTAATCATTTTTTTGTTACAGGCGAAAAAGTATTATATAGATCTGACGAATTTGACCAAAACTTAAATTTAAATTCAATAGGAATTGCTTCAACTTATGTTTCTGGTATAGGATATACCACAAAATTGCCGCAAAATTGCTATGTATATAAATTTGATAATTCTAAAATTGGCTTATGCTCAAGTCCAGAATACGCATTTTCTGATCCACCCATACTTTTTAATTTTACATCTTTGGGGGTGGAAACAAAACATTATATAACATCAACTAAACAAAATGCCAAATCATTAATTTGTATTGATAACGCAATACAATCTCCAATAGTAGGTACATCAATAACAACTACTTTAGGTGATGATTTGAGTAGAGTTTCTGATACTATTGTATTTTCTGATGTTTCTTCTTTTTTTGCTGGAGATATAATTCAAATAAATCAAGAAATATTAAAAGTAGATGGAGTTGGTATAGGAAGCACAAATTATGTCGTGGTAAAAAGACCTTGGTTAGGGACAGGAATATCATCACATAATTCAGGTGACCTAGTACAAAAATTAAAAGGCAATTATAATATAATTGGAAATATTATTCATTTTGATTCTGCTCCTTATGGGCCGCTTGAGCCAGAAGAAGAGTATAATAATTCTAATTCTGTTTCAGTTGAAACACTTATTCAATCTACATTTCAAGGCAGAGTTTTTGTGAGATCTGGGGATCCAAATACATCAGAGGAAACATACGAAAAAAATTACATCTTTGATGATATATCATCGAATTTTAATTCGTCACAAAAAATATTTAATTTAGAACAAGAATCAAATTCTTTAGATGGTTTTTATGAAGATAATTCTATAATATTAATTAATAATATATTCCAAACACCAACAGAAGATTTTGTTTTAAGTGGAATAGGCTCTACCACAACAATAAATTTTACCGGATCTGCTACATCAATTTCATATGACCCAAATAATGCAAGTATACCAAGAGGTGGAATTGTAATTTCTGTTGGATCCACAGCTGGATTTGGCTATCAACCTTTGGTTTCTGCTGGTGGAACTGCAATAGTTTCAATTTCTGGTACCATTCAAGGAGTTTCCATCGGAAATAGTGGATCTGGTTATAGAAATGAATTACAGTTAGTTAGAGTTGGAGTACAAACTTCAGATGAAATCACAAATAATATAAGATTTATAGGAACTGCCACAGTTTCTAATGGAAATGTAATAGGAGTGGCTATTACAAATCCAGGAATTGGATATACTTCATATCCATTAGTTTATAAAACAACTACTACACAAACAATATCTGCCGCTTCAACGGAATTATTTGTAAAGGATGTTTCAAAAATACCATCATCATATCCAGTAGTTTCTGTAAATTCCAGTATACAAAATATTCCCATTGTTGGAATAGGAACTTCTAGCATTTTCATATCAAGTTTGAGTGCTCCCGTATCACCAATACCGATAGACTCTGAAGTAAGTATAAAAAGATACAATCCTCCAAAAATTGTATTTGATTCTCCACTATCGTATAGTAATATACCTTTAAAATATTCTGGAACTTCTGGGCTAGGAACAGAAGCAACTATTGATGTAGTTGTTGGACAAGGATCTAGTGTAATAGATTTTATCATAAAAAATTATGGATATTCATATTCGGTTGGTGATGTTTTAACTTTACCTATTTCAGCCAATAGTGTAGTTGGAATACCAACATTAAGCTCATTTAAAGAGTTTAAAATTACAGTAACAGAAACTTATAATGATTCTTTTTCTGGTTGGTCTATCGGAAATCTTATATTATTAGATGACTTTTCTGATTTGATAGACAATAAAAGAAGAATATTCCCGATATCATATCAAGGAAATAGATTTTCTATTGTATCTAAACGAGGTTCAAATATTGATATTAAAGCGACATTACTTGTTTTTATAAATGATGTACTACAAGAACCAGGAATTGGTTATGTTTTTAATGGAGGTAGTACGATTTCTTTTTCTGAACCTCTAAAAGTATACTCTGATGGAGAAAAGGATAAATGTAGGGTAATTTTTTATAGAGGAACTGGTGGAATTGATGTAAAAAATGTTGATGTGTTAGAAACAATAAAGCAAGGAGACATAGTTAAATTAGAAGGAGAAGATTATGATTATATACAAGAATCTAGATTAACAGAAGATATTATTTCAGTTGACGCAATTAAAACCAACTTATATAATAAAAATGGAATACTAGACAATATTGATGTACTAAGACCTATCAATTGGACTAAACAACGACAAGATTTGGTAATCCAAGGAAAACAAATAACTAAAGATAGACCAATATATGAAGCATCTATTTTCCCAATAACAAATATTATTGGAAATGTTGGAATTGGAAGTACCCAAATATATGTGAAAAATGTAAAAACAATTTTTGATAACAAAAAAGAAAATAATACTACTCCAGACAAAAATACTATAGAAATCATATCGTTAAATGACACTTCTATCATAAAAAAAGAAACTATCTCTAATGTAAATTATAGTGGAGATTTTGGAATAATAACAGGAATAGCTACTACCTCTATTGCCGGTGTAGCACAAACAGGTTTAATTTTTGACTTTTTAATAGAGTTGGAGTCTCCACTAAGAAATTCTGAGTATATTGATGAAATTATTTCTACAAGTAATATAAAACAGAATTACTTTTTTGAAGTATACAATAGCAATATTGGATATGGACTAACTTCAATTGGAACTAATGGTCAAATAATTGGAATAGGAACTACAACAATAGACAATGTATATCAAGTTGCATCCGTTTCAATTGGACAAACTAATGCATATGGAATAGGAAATACAAATGTTGCCAAAGTTGTAGTAAATGTACAAGGCTATAATAATCTTAGTGGATTTGGATTTAGTAATTTCTACGGTAACTATAATTGGGGATTAATACAATTCCAATCAAATTCTAGAAAAACTCCAAAAGAATTTTTAGTAAATTCCAATTACGGTGTGGTAGGTTTGAATACAACTCCTATAGTTAGAAGAAAATCGCCTCTAAGGTATTTCGATTACCTCACATAAATAGTATTAAAAACTAGATACATGTCAGCAATCATAACTGATCAAATTAGAATATTAAACTCAAAAAGTTTTATCGACTCCCTTAAATCGGGAGAAAATAAGTTGTACACTTTTGTTGGGTTACCAAATCAAACAGAATACGATTCAAACTGGGATTCCAACCCAACACCACCAAAAGATTCTTTTGATGATGAAAATGATTGTTGGGAAAACATGATATCATTGAAAAAAGTAAATCCAGATTCTGACATTAGGAATGTCATAAGGAAAAATTCCTGGTCATCTGGAGCAACTTATGATATGTATAGACATAACATAAGTAGAAATAATTTATCAAAACCATCCCAAAAACCAAATTTATATCAATCAAATTTCTATATTTTAACTAGTGAGTATAAAGTATACTTATGTCTTTTTAATGGTGCGTCATCTGATAATAACTTCGAAGGAGTTCCATCAATAATTGAACCCACTTTTACTGATCTTGATCCAAGGACAACGGAAGATGGGTACATTTGGAAATATATTTACTCTTTAAATGTAGAAGACATCATAAAATTTGATTCTTTGAATTATATTCCTATTCCACCTGATTGGGAAACTTCTTCGAATTACGAAGCAATAAGAAACAATGCTTTAGAAAGTGGCCAAATAAAAGTAGTAGTAATTACAAATTTTGGACAAAATTTGGGCACACCCAACATTTACACTAATGTCCCCATATTAGGTGATGGCTCTGAAGGAAAAGTCAGTATCGTAATTGGCAATGATGAAAGAATTTCTTCAATAATTGTCACCAATGGTGGTAGCAATTATACATATGGAACAATTGATTTGAGTGTAATATCTTTTCCAACTGGAGCGACATTACCAAAATTTGATGTAATTATACCACCAAAAAATGGACATGCTTATGACATTTACAGGGAGTTGGGTGCTTATAATGTATTAATATATTCTAGATTTGAAAATGATCAAACTAACCCAGATTTTATTACTGGAAATCAAATATCTAGAATTGGAATAGTAAATAATCCATTGAGTTATGATTCTAATATAGTTTTAGACAAAGATAGAGCTAGTGCCACATATGCACTCAAATTGATAGGAAAAAATTCAGTTAATGATTATAAGGGGTTAGTAATAGAGCCAGACTCAATAATAACTCAAACTGTGGGAACTGGAATTACTGCAGTCGGTAAAGTAATATCGTATGACAATAAAACTGGAGTATTAAAATATTGGCAAGATAGATCGTTATATGGTTTTAATTTAGGTGGAGAATATGATTCCACTGGAACTAGAAAGTCTGAAAATGTTTCTACTTATGGCAACGAAAAAGTCCAATTCACAAGTAGTATTTTGGCTGGTGGATCTTTAGATATTTCCGGATTCCCATTAACTTTAAAAATAGATAATGGTTATACTGGTGTAACTACAGTAATAAATAATGTTAATTATAATCTTGGACAAAGATTTACTTCTGGTACATCTACTCCAGAAGTAAAACCAAACTCTGGTGACATTATCTATGTGGATCACAGGCCAGGAATAACAAGATCTTCTAATCAAAAAGAAGATGTAAAAGTAATCTTACAATTTTAATGTATTAGGATAATCATGTCACAAAAAACTAATTTAAATACTTATCCATATTTTGATGATTTTAATCCGAATAACATATATCATAAGATATTATTTAAACCTGGCTATCCAATACAAGCAAGAGAGTTGACCTCTCTACAATCCATACTTCAAAATCAAATTGAGCAGTTTGGACAATGGGCATTTCAAGAAGGAAGTCCAGTAATATCTGGAAATATTACATATAATGATAGATATTATGCAGTAGAACTCAAAAATACCTTTAACGGTATAGATGTATTCGAATACCTTGGTCCTATTCCAGGAAAAATTATATTTGGTCAGTCCAGTGGAGTAAGAGCAAAAGTAATAAGTTGTATAAACTCACAGAAATCAGAAAGAAATAATACAACAATCTATGTAAATTTTATTGATTCCGATTACACAAATTCTGAATATATTGGATTTTCTGATGGCGAAAATTTGCTTTTAGAAGAAGACACATTATTTACTGTAGGAGAAGATCAAGATACAATTTTAACAATAAGAAGAGGAGAAGCATTTGCTTCTACTATAGATAGAAATTGTAATTCTGTAGGTTCTCAGCTATCGATTGACTCTGGAGTATATTTTGCAAGGGGATATTTTATAAAAAATGATCCACAATTTATCATATTAGATCAGTACAACAATTCACCAAGTTATATTGTTGGGTTTGAAGTACTAGAAGATATAATTACAGTCGAAGAAGATCAATTTTTAAGCGATAATGCAAAGGGGTTTTCAAATTATGCAGCTCCTGGCGCAGACAGACTTGGAATATCCCTTGTACTAACAAAAATAAGACTTGATGAAGAATTTCCAGATAATTTTATAAAGTTATTAGAAATTAATAATGGAGACATACAAAGTATACAACAAAATCCTCGTTTAAATGAACTAGGAAAAGAATTAGCAAGAAGAACTTATGATGAGTCTGGAAATTATTATGTCAAATCTCCCACTATAACAGCAAAAGAAACCTTAAACAATTTACTGGGAAATGGTGGCATCTACAATAAAAATCAAATAACATTCAATGAAAATATACCAGATGAATCTTTAGGGACATATCAGATTTCTCCTCTAAAAGCATATATTAAAGGGTATGAAGTTGACATAATCTCTCCTGTATTTTTAGACTTTAAAAAAGCAAGAACAACCAAAAGATTAGAAAATCAAAGCGTAGTATATAATACTGGATCAAATTTAACTTTAAATAGAGTATATGGTTCTCCAATTGTAGGATTTTCTACTTATACTTTGAGTTTAAGGAGTGATAGAATAGGAATAAATTCTTCTTCTCCAGCTGGAAAAGAAATTGGGGTGGCCAGAGTTTATGATTTTGCTTTAGAATCTGGGTCTTACGATTCTTTGACACCAAACGCAAATCAGTGGGATATATCTTTATACGATTTACAAACTTATACAGAAATATCAATCAATGAAAATCTAAGCTTAAACACACCATCTTACATAAAAGGAAAATCTAGTGGTGCTAGTGGATTTTTGAGATTTGACATTTCGAATTCTGGTATATTAACTGCATATAATGTTTCTGGTAATTTCATACCTGGAGAAAAATTAGTTTTTAATGATGTAGAAAATGAAAATACTAGAGTTTCTACATTAGTCACACCATATACAATAGATAGTGTAAAATCTTTATATGGATTAGTAGGTACTTCATATACTTTTTGTGCAGATACAGTACAAGATACGAAAAAATTGTTTTCAAATGTAGAGATTACTAAAGTAGACTCTACTACAGGTATTTCTACCATAAAATCAAATATTCCAGTATTTTCTGGTATAGTTAAAAATAATGATTTAGTGTCCTATACATCCCAAGGAAAAATATATCCTACATACGCTAAAGTAACTAATGTAACGGCAACTACTCTTACTTTAACTGGATTAACCACGGTAACTGGAGTATGTGATGCTCAATTACCATCTACCGATATACAAGTAACTGACTTAAAATTACTTGGAACGAAGAAAAATTCATCAGACAACGAAAATCTTTACACAAAACTACCAAAAAATGTAATTAGTGATGTAGATCTAACTAATTCTAGTTTAACTGTAAAAAAACAGTTTGATGTGACCATAACATCAAACTCTACCGCAAATATATCTGCTGACCAAAACGAAAGTTTTCTCCCGTTTGACGAAGAGAGATATGTACTGACGACAGAAAGTGGAATCACAGAAGTTTTGACAAATGATAAATTTGATATTACAACATATAATAATTCTGGTGGATCTATAATAAAATTTAATGGATTGTCCATTAGTAGTGGCTCAGCTAAATTAATTGCGACACTAACTAAAACTAATGTAGAATCAAAATTAAAAAATAAATCCAAAATCAAATCAATTGTAGTAGACAAATCTAGATTAATTGGATCTGGAATAGGAGAAACTACTATTAATAATGGATTAGTTTATGGAAACTATCCATATGGAACTAGAGTAGAAGATGATGAAATCTGCCTGTTGCAATCGGATGTAACTAAAATTTATGGAATATTTGAACAATCAGATAGCACAAATCTAAATTTGGACCCAACAACTTCAAGAATTACTTTAACAGAAATTAGTGGTATTTCTGGGAGCACTAATGATATTTCACTTGGAGAAATTTTTGTTGGAGAAGTAAGTAATGCAGTTGGAATCTATGCAGAAAAAATTGATCTTGGAACAATAGGATTCATATACTTAAATTCCAATTCATTCATTCGTGGAGAGACAATAACCTTTGATTCGTCCCAAGTAAGTGCTACTGTAAATTCAACTACGATTGGAGATAAAGATATAACATCAAATTACATTTTAGATGATGGACAAAGAAATTCAATATATGACTATTCAAGAATTACTAGAAAATCATCATACAAAGAACCAACAAGAAAAATAAAAATTTATTTTGAATCATCATCTTATTCTTTGTCTGATACTGGAGATATAACAACTGTAAATTCATATCAAAATTATAATTATTCAGAAATACCTAATATTAATGAAGAAAGAAATAGTGATATTATTGATATTAGACCGAAAGTAACTGAATATCAAGTAGTGCAGGGGGCCAGATCACCATTTGAATTTTTGGCAAGAAATTTTTCTCAATCATACAATAATTCTTCTAAATATATTCTTGCATCAGATGAAAATATTACTTTATCTTATTCATTTTATCTTCCTAGAGTAGATAAAATATTCCTCTCAAAAGATGCACTATTCCAGTTGAAATATGGGGAACCATCAGAGACTACTCAGTTTCCTTATTCTTTGGATGATTCAATCGAAATAGCTACAATTTATGTTCCTGCATATACTTTTAGTGCCAGTGATGTTTCGATAGTTAGAAATGAATATAAAAGATACACAATGGCCGATATTGGTAAGTTAGAGACTAGAGTAGAAAATTTAGAATATTACTCTACTCTGTCTTTGTTAGAAAAGGAGACTGCAAATTTAGGTATATTTGACACTAATGGAAATCCTAGATTCAAATCTGGTTTTTTTGTTGACAACTTTAGTACTACTTTATATCAACAGAAAGATACAATAGTAAAAAATAGTATAGACAGATCAAATAATGAGCTAAGACCAACACATTATACTACTAATTGCGACTTAATACTGGGAGAATCTTCCATAATATTAAATAAGGATTTAAGTATAGACATAAATTATTCAAATGATTTCATTTCTAGTAATATAAAGAAAACTGGAAATGTCATAACATTGGATTATTCCGAAGTAGTAGAAAATACTCAGCCATTTTCTACAAGAGTAACTGAAGTTACCTCGTACTCTACATCAGAATATGTCGGGGGAATAACATTAAGTCCATCATCTGATACTTGGATAAGCCAAAGAAAAACAAAAACTAATCTTCTAGATTTAGATGGAGTTATAACAGAGACACAAAAACAAATTATAATAACAGAAGATACAGAAGAAACCGGATTTTCTGCTCCAATATGGAACGGAGGAAGTTTGTGGACAAGAGATCTCATATCAACAGAACAAATTCCTTATATGAGAAGAAGGAATATAGAATTTAAAGCAGAACGAATGAAGCCTTATACTAGATTA